GAGTAATCCAAGGATGGCTGCGTAAAATGGCAGATGAAAATAAAAAGCCTATATCTGTAGGTATTAACGAAAACAGTTTTGAACTTATACTGCGTATACTAGGGAATGAGTTTATTGCTATACGTATAGGGTCAACAAATTTTAGCGGCAAACTAATAGCAGGTAGCATACTCTTGTTGTTCTTTACCTTTATGCTGCTAGAGGTATTTGGATTATCTAGGATACTAGGTATTGAATAATGGCTACAAAGCTGAACGAGAATACCGAAGTTGCGTTACCCCTACGTAACATAATAAGCATGGTGGCTGCTGCCAGCGTAGCAACATGGGCATACTTTGGTATTATAGAACGACTTAATCAGATAGAAACAAACATCACAATGATGGAAGCTGATCTGGGTCAGAATACAGAGTTTCGTATCAAGTGGCCCCGTGGAGAAATGGGTAGCCTACCAGCCGACAGTGAACAGTTTATGTTGATAGAGCATCTGTCAAATCAATTAGATGATTTGTCTACACAGATAGATGAGGGCAAGGCTCCGTATGACCAGCAGCAGAAACTAACATTAGAGTTTTATGAAAAGCGATTAAATGCATTAGAAGAAAATTTAGAGAAGATAAGAAATGGAAATCATTAAAACCATAACTCTTATACTGTACATGGGTGGTGACGTATCAGAACACACAGCCTTTGAAAAAATATCTAAGTGTTTAAAAGCTAAACGAACAATAGAAAGAAACTTATATAAGAAGAGCCAGTCTGTTAGATACTCTTGTGAAAATAAGACAGTAGAGGTATCTAAGAACAAAGATGGGTCTAGCTACATAGTTCGTATAGTAGAATGATAGCATTTGTTCTTGTAGTATATATGGGTTCGCAAATAATAAACCAGACTCAAATCTTTGAGGATATGGACAAGTGTTTATATTTTGCGGATAAACTTTCCCGCCAACCAGCTATATATACAAAAAAGAATGAACGAATAAAGATGACAGCAATATGCAAACCAATCAACAAAACATGAGGCATAGAGATGATTGCAGAAACCCTCGCAGGTATTTCGCTTGTAAAAGCGGCAGTGGATGGTATTAAGTCAACGATAAATACGGCCAACGATATAGGAGATATTGCTGGCTTTATAGATAAACTTTTTGAGGGAGAAAAACAAGTACAACAGGACCGGGCTAAAAAGTCTGGTATGGGTATGACAGATCAGTTTGGTGTAAGCACCGTAGCACGAGAAGTCATAGATGCAAAGATAGCTGCAGAGAAACTTCAAGAAGTTGCCACTATGGTTGATATGCGCTTTGGACATGGAACATGGAAAGGCATATTAGCTGAGAGGCAGAAGAGAATACAGGAAGCAAAAGAGGCCGCTTTGAAAGCAAAACGAGAAGCAATACAACGGCACAATGAAATGATGGAACAAGTAAAGATGGCAGTGCTTATAACGGGTATCGCAGTTGCAGGGTTTGCATTTTTCTTATTTGCTATCTTTTCTTCTTTTTAGCTTGACAAATGAAACAGATAATGGTATAACTTATTCATGGCATTAAAGCAACCACAAAAGAGTTTAAAGGCTTGGACTGGGCAGAAGTGGAGAACGAAGAGTGGCAAACCCTCCGCAAAAACGGGTGAGCGTTACCTTCCAACGGCTGCTATCAAGGCGTTATCGCCATCTGAATATGCCGCTACGACCCGTGCTAAAAGAGAAGGAACTCGTGCTGGTAAGCAATTCGTCAAGCAGCCTAAAAGTATATCAAAGAAAACCGCAAGGTTCAGACGAGGAGTAGGATAATGTGGACCGCCTTAGTAGGACCAATAGCAGATTTAGCAGGAACATGGTTAAATGGAAAAGTTGAAAAGACTAAAGCAGAAGCTGCAACAAAGGTGGCAAAAGCTAAAGCCGAAGCTGTCATCATGGAAAAAAAGGCTACAGGAGAAATTGACTGGGATTTGGAAATGGCTAAAGGAAGCCAGTCATCGTGGAAAGACGAGTGGCTTACAATTCTATTCTCAATTCCTCTCATTCTTGCGTTCATTCCGGGAATGGAAGAAGTAGTTAAAAACGGATTTGCACAATTGCAGTCTATGCCAGAATGGTATCAGTATAGTTTAGGCGTAATTGTGGCAGCAAGTTTTGGAGTTCGTAGTGCAACAAAATTCTTTGGAAAAAAATAATGGCAGCGCAGAAGATACTAGAGTGGAAACTGATTCCACGCCTAATGATGCTAATGATGTCAGTGTCGGCATGGAGAGTGGTGGAGTGGTTTATGACACTTCAAGACCCGACAAGCCAACAAGCGGCTCTTGTCAGTGTGGTGACGGGGGCAATGACAGGTGCGTTTGCGGTATGGATGAATCACGAGGGTAAAGGAAATGAAATACAACCCACAAGACCTGATAGAAAAGCTAATAGTGAGCGAAGGTCTAAGGCTACAGGTGTATAAAGATACATTAGGAATTGATACAATTGGTATCGGACGAAACCTAGAAGACCGTGGAATTACCCAACAAGAGTTGGATGATTTAGATATACCATCTATTGACCACGTTTATGAATGGGGAATAACCGAAGCTGATGCGGTCTATCTAGCAGAGAATGACGTACAGATTGTTGAGGAAGAACTGCTCCGTGCGCACCCTTGCGTAGAGCAGCTAGACTCTGTACGTCAACTTGTACTTGTGGATATGGCATTTAATATGGGTGTGCCAAGATTGAATAAGTTTAAAAAGATGTGGGCGGCTGTACATGATGAAGACTACCCTACTGCAGCAAAGGAGATGCTTGACAGCAGGTGGGCAACTCAGGTAAAAGGACGGGCAGTTAAATTGTCCAACGCTATGCACAACGGAGAATTTTAGATGTCTGAAAAAATTAGGACAAAAACAATGCCGGGTGGTTACAAAGGTATGTTTAGAGGTAATACATATCTAGGTCGTGTACAGTCCGACAAAAAAGATAAAGAAAAAGGTGTAATATATAGACTAGAAAGATTATATGAACAGGCCAAAGATATTGCATCTGGCACTGGTGAAGCTATATCAGAAGTTTACGAAAGACTAAAAGAAGCTGCAGGTTTTAACGAAGGTGGTATGCCTACTCAAAGAAAAGGCAACTTAGATTACCGTAATAGCACAGTAACAAATAGAGTGGACAATAGAAAAAACAAATGACACGACAGCTAACAGACAAACAGCAGAAACTACTTAACGTCCTCTTTGAAGAAGCTGGCGGTGATTTGGTACAAGCAAAAAAGCTGGCAGGATATGCTGACACTTCTAATACTACAGAGATTGTTAAAGGTCTTAAAGAAGAAATACTTGAGGCTACTCAAATGTACATGGCACGTAATGCTCCGAAAGCAGCGATGGCGATGACAGGTGCATTGCATGACCCGACAGAGTTGGGTATTCGTGATAAGATGGTTGCAGCAAAAGAACTGCTTGACCGCACAGGTCTGATTAAAACAGAGAAGGTGCAAGTAGAAGCTGCAGGTGGCGTAATGCTTATGCCAGCCAAAGCACCAGTAGAGGATGATTAGTGGCAATATATCAAAAAAATAGAATAACAGAAACTATGAAAACTCCTGATGGAAAAACTGTGTCTGCAAAAAGCACAGGGGTTGATTCAAAAGGACTTCATTATTTCACTCCCTCAGACCGTCAGCGTTTAGAATTTAGAGCATCAGGTAAAGTTAAATTTTCTTTAAAAGAAGGATTAGGCATAGATTATGCTCTGTCAGATAAAAAAGGTAAAAGTGATTTACTAACTAAAGAGCCATCAGACAAAGAGATTAATGAACTATCTGCTAAAAGAAAAGCGGAGTATGAAGAAAAACAAAAGAAAAAAGAAAAAGAAAAACGAGAAAAATCTAAAAAGAAAACAAAGAAAAAACTAAAAACTATTGCAGGTGGTGGTAAATCTGTATTAGGTGGTATAACAGGTAGACCTGCTGGCCCTAATAATCCTCGCACAAAATTAAAAATGTTAAACAGAGGCGGCTCTATTGACTACCGTAAAGGTGGTATGGTTTTATCTAGTGTAGACAACCGTAAAAGAAAATGACACGCAGCATAGGCAAGTGGAAGCTACCACAGCCAACAGACATTAAAGAAGAAAACGAATGGATACCCATACCACGTATTGCACGTACAGTACCATTCGGATATAAGCAGGATGATGAAGACCCCGATATTCTTCAGCCTATACCAATTGAATTGGATTTGCTAGAGAAAGCTAGGCAGCACGTAAATCAGTATAGCTACCGTGAGGTTGCAAATTGGTTGAGTACACAGACTGGCAGATATATCTCGCATGTAGGTTTGAGGAAACGATTACAATATGAGCGAAGACGTAAGAACCAAGCTGCAAGCCTTATCAAGTGGGCAGAGTATGCGGAAAAGGCAATCGCCAAAGCGCAAGAAATCCACACCCAAAGAACGGGTGCAAAAGCCGAAGGTTGAGATACAGGACGTTTCACATGAAACAGATAGTGTAGAGGAACACGCTAACGTATTATTCAAACCAAACGAGGGACCACAGACAGAGTTTCTTGCAGCGAGTGAAAGAGAAGTGTTATATGGGGGTAGTGCAGGTGGCGGTAAAAGCTACGCTATGCTTGCAGACCCTTTAAGGTATATGGGGCATCCACAGTTCAGTGGTCTGCTTCTGCGACATACAACGGAAGAGTTAAGGGAACTCATATTCAAATCGCAGGAGTTGTACCCAAAAATCTGGCCGGGAATAAAATGGTCAGAGAGAAAGATGCAGTGGACTGCGCCATCTGGTGCAAGGTTGTGGATGTCTTATCTTGACAGAGATGAAGATGTCTTGCGTTATCAGGGTCTGGCATTTAGCTGGATAGGCTTTGACGAATTGACACAGTGGGCCACACCATACGCATGGAATTACATGCGATCACGTCTACGGTCCACTGCAACCGATTTACCAATTTTTATGAGGGCCACGACCAACCCCGGAGGTAGGGGTCATCATTGGGTTAAAAAGATGTTTATTGACCCATCTCCGTATAACAGGTCGTTTGATGCCACAGATATTGACACAACAGAGGTCTTGCGATACCCCGCTGGACATAGCAAGGCTGGAAAACCTTTATTTAAAAGAAGATTTATACCAGCGAGACTTTCTGATAACCCATACCTTTCGCAAGCAGGTGACTACGAAGCCATGCTCTTATCTCTACCAGAGCAGCAGCGAAGACAACTCCTTGAGGGAGACTGGGATATTAAAGAGGGTGCTGCCTTTACTGAATTTGATAGGCACGTGCATGTTATTGAGCCTTTTAATATACCTAATAACTGGGTTAAGTTTAGAGCTTGCGATTACGGTTACGGCAGTTATAGTGGCGTTTTGTGGTTTGCTGTTGCACCGAATGAACAAATTGTTACGTACAGAGAACTCTATGTTTCTAAAGTCCTTGCCACAGATTTGGCAGATATGATATTGGATTTGGAAGCAGAAGATGGCAATATTAAGTATGGCGTTTTGGATAGTTCTCTTTGGCATAAGCGGGGTGATACTGGCCCTTCTCTTGCTGAACAAATGATAGGCAAGGGATGTAGGTGGAGACCGTCAGACCGAAGCAGAGGTAGTAGGGTAGCAGGTAAAAACGAAATACATCGTAGGCTGCAGATAGATGAATTTACAGAGGAACCTAGACTTGTTTTCTTTAATACTTGCACACATGTCATCTCCCAATTGCCCTCAATACCGCTGGACAAGAAAAACCCCGAAGATGTGGATACAAAAAGCGAAGACCACTTGTATGACGCTCTTAGATATGGTATAATGTCCAGACCAAGGTTTAGTATATTTGACTACGATCCTATGGGTAGACCGGGTGGTGGTATGCAAGTAGCAGACGCTACGTTTGGATATTAATAACATGGAAGTAATTTGGTCATTAATGTTAACAGTTTGTTCTACAGCGTATTGTGGAACGCAGACCATACAGTGGTTTGACGAAAAGCCAGACTGTATTAAAATGAAAACTGTACATGAAAATATACCTACTGACGGTGATTGGAAGTCTATAGAATATAAATGCACCGTAGTAGGAGCAAAGGAAGTATAATGGCAGAAGATGAAATTATGATTGAAGACGATGCTATTGCTCTGGAAGATACAGACGATACTGCCGAAACAGATATGGATGTGACAAATATCATTCCGTTTATTATGGAAAGATATAAGCGTTCTGAAGATTACCGCTACCAAGATGAAGAAAGATGGTTACGTGCCTATCGTAACTATCGTGGTTTGTATGGTCCAGATGTACAGTTTACTGAAGCAGAAAAATCTCGTGTATTTATTAAAGTAACTAAAACTAAAACGCTGGCAGCATATGGACAAATTGTTGATGTTCTATTCGCTAACCAGCGTTTTCCTTTATCTATTGAGCCAACAGAATTACCAGAGGGTGTCGTTGCTGATGTACACTTTGACCCTAAAGAACCAGAACAGCTACGTGGAGAAACTTCTCTTTCAAGTCCTTATGGTTTTGCTGGTGATGGAAAAGATTTTCCTGCAGGAGCCACTGCTGAAAGTTTACAAGAAAAACTGGGAGCATTAGAAGAGAAATTAGAACCAGTCGCAGATAAATTAAAAGAAGGACCGGGTAAAACACCTTCAGCTATTGCATTTAGTCCTGCTCTTATCGCAGCAAAAAAGATGCAAAAGAAAATACATGACCAGCTAGAAGAGTCTGGTGCTACTAAACATTTACGTAGTGCGGCATTTGAGATGGCATTATTTGGCACTGGCGTAATGAAAGGTCCATTTGCTGTAGATAAAGAGTACCCAAACTGGGGCGATGATGGCAACTATGACCCATTGTTTAAAACTATCCCACAGGTAAATCATGTATCCGTTTGGAACTTTTATGCAGACCCAGATGCTAACAATATGGATGAGGCACAGTTTGTTATTGAACGACATAAGATGTCTCGCACACAGTTACGTAACCTAAAGAAGCGTCCCTACTTTAGAAGTGGTGTAATTGATGAAGTCATCCAGATGGGTGAAAACTACACTAAAAAGTATTGGGAAGAAGATTTAACAGACTATGCACCAGAGCATGGCATTGACCGCTTTGAAGTATTAGAATATTGGGGCATGGTAGATGTTGAACTACTTGAAGAGCAAGAAGTAGATATACCAAAAGAATTAAAAGAGTTTGATGAACTACAGGCAAACATATGGGTTTGTAATAATAAATTATTGCGCATGGTTCTTAATCCATTTAAACCTGCCAAGATACCATACTGTGCTGCACCATATGAGTTAAACCCATACTCATTCTTTGGCGTAGGCATTGCAGAAAACATGGACGATACGCAAACATTGATGAATGGCTTTATGCGTATGGCTGTGGATAATGCTGTGCTATCAGGTAACTTGATTGTAGAAGTAGATGAAACTAATCTAGTGCCGGGTCAAGACTTATCATTGTATCCCGGTAAGGTATTCCGTAGGCAGGGTGGCGCACCGGGTCAAGCAATCTTTGGTACAAAGTTTCCAAATGTAGCACAAGAAAATATGATGCTGTTTGATAAGGCACGTGTGTTGGCAGATGAAAGCACGGGCTTTCCATCTTTTGCACATGGACAAACAGGCGTGACGGGCGTAGGCAGAACCGCTAGTGGTATATCCATGCTAATGAACGCTGCAGCAGGTGGAACAAAAACAGTTATTAAAAATGTAGATGATTATTTACTGCGTCCTCTAGGTGAAGGACTGTTTAGATTTAACATGCAGTTTGATTTTGACCCTGATATAAAGGGTGACTTAGAGGTGAAAGCACGTGGAACTGAAAGTCTCATGGCAAATGAGATACGTAGTCAAAGACTTATGCAGTTCTTGCAAATCGCAAGTAACCCCTCGCTTGCTCCATTTGCTAAGTTTCAATATGTAATCCGCGAGATTGCAAAATCTATGGACTTAGACCCAGACAAAGTTACCAACAATATGGATGAAGCTGCCTTGCAAGCAGAAATTATGAAGGGGTTTCAAGCACCCATGCAACCTGAACAGGGCGGTATGACACCCCCAGCAGGTGCTGATGCTATGGACCCAACTGGTGCAGGTGGTGGTAATATAGGAACGGGACAAGTTCCTGTGCCGGGTGAACAAGGATTTAGTGCGAATGGGCAACAAGGAACTCCTCAACAAGCTGAAGCCGCTGGTCAGCAACAAGCGACAGTGGGACCACTTCAGTAATTATATAGACGCTCTTATAGAACAACAACATCGTACTTTAGAGCAAGGAGATAATACTATACTAATGCATCGTGCGCAGGGAGCGATTGCGGTGTTGCGTAATATTCAAACATTAAGGGATGCTATCAATGACTAGACCAATGGCAAAACAAATGGAACTCTTTGAGGACGGTGGACTTAAAGATGAAGGTGGGACTGTAGACCCTGTATCTGGTAATGATGTACCACCGGGTTCTACAAAAGAAGAAGTACGTGATGATATACCTGCACAACTAAGTGAGGGTGAATTTGTATTTCCTGCAGATGTTGTTCGTTTTATTGGTCTTGAAAAACTAATGAAGATACGTCAACGTGCAAAGGCTGGCTTGAAGCGTATGGAAGATATGGGTCAGATGGGTAATAGTGAAGAAGCTATTATGCCAGATGATTTGCCATTTAGTATTGATGACCTTGACATGGAAGATGATGGGTTAGAGATGGCACAGGGTGGTTTAGTTTCTATGGCTCCCGGTGGGCTAGTGCCTTTAGGTACTTCAGTGGGTCCAGTTCCACAAGCACAAATAGGTATTGGTGGAAATGTAACGCCTATGCCGGGGGGTAGTCCGGGGGGTCCAATAGGTTCATTTAATCCTCAAATACCCGGAACTGCAGGTATGAACCCACTAGGTACAGCCGCTGCTCCTATGCAAGCTGCTTCAGCACAACAAAATGTTTTTGATCCAAATTTAGGTGGTACGGCTTTTAAATCTACGACATCAGACCCTAATCAACAACAAGCTACGTTTACAGGCACAGTAGGATTTGGTCCAGAAGGATTAAAATATGATACAGTTGTATACGTAAATGAAGCAGGAGATAGAAAAGTTTTTCTAAAGGAAAAGGCAACAGGCCGATTATTTAATGAAGACGGAACACCTGCTACTGTTCCTGAAGGTTATAAATTAGAAACTGCTGAAACCGCTGAAAAAGTTACCACTGACCCAACTAAGGTAAAAACAACACAGGTGCAAGATGAAGGTGGAGACGGCAATGAGATGGAACCATCAGGTGGAACTTTAGCTTTTGGTGGTGAAATAAATCCAGACACTGGTTTAGTAGAAAATTCTATTAGAGGAAACATAGAATATAGAGGTGCTAACTTTGCAACGGGACCATTAGGTATTGGTGGAATTAGGGATATACCAGACTTATCGGGTAGATTACGTTCTGCTGCGATGTATCAATTAACAAATGGAAAATCTGGTAAACCCATGTCATTAAAACCCGGTGAAAGCGTTGTTGTTAGAAATCTTGTTCAATCTCGTCCGGGTGTAAATAGAAGCACATCATTAGGAACTGTTGGTATTGAGTTGGATGATAAATTTTATAATGAACATGTTTCAGGTAAAAATGTCACAGGTAGAAAAACTTTAGAAAAAGTGGCAAATTACATTAGTGAAAAATATGGTACAGGTAAAGAAAGGTTGGGCAAAGATTCTATATTAAGTGCTTCTCAAACTTTATCTCAAATGAACTTGGAAAAGGCACGTGCGGAAAGAGCCGCTAAAGTACGGGCTGCTCAAAGTTTACCATCTGGTAGCAGAGCAAGGACTGAAGCGTTTGGTGTACAAGACCCAAGTAGCCCAACAGGTTATACACAAGGTTCTGTTATTTCTGATGCTATTGCAGAGGCTCAAGCAGATATGGCTGCTGCAGATGCCAGAGGAGATAGTGAAGGATTTAATGATGATGGTTCAATGGAAGGTGGCGCAGCAGCAGGACAGGGTACAACATCAGATACTGACGTAGGTTATGGTTCAGGCACTGACTGTTTAACTGAAGACATGAAAGTTAAACTCAATGGCGTAGTTGACTTTGTTACTAACGTCAAAGTCGGTGACATAATTGATAGCTACAGGGTCAAGGAAGTTCTACACAAGCATATGCGTAATGGTTACTATGCAATTAATAACGAACTCAAGATTAGTAATGACCACCCTGTACTAGCAAATGGCACATGGACACGTCCAGAAGACTTGTCGGTAGGTGATAGCATTAATGGTATTCCTGTAGCATCACTTGAGTATGTGGAACAGTTAACACCAACAGTATCAATTGTTATTGATGGTGAAAGTTTTGATGTACATACAGAAAACAATATCTACACAGTACATGGTAGATATAGGGAAGTACGTCAAGAAGCTGCGTAAGAGGCTTAAATCTTACAGTAAGTTGGCTACCTAATCCCCCACCCCGTGGCTACGGTTGGCCCCAACAAGGAGAAGTAAAATGGCTGAAGAAGCTACAATTATGGCTGAAGAAGTAAAGCCTGAAAAAAAAGTTGCATTTGCAAATCGTAAATACACAAATGAAGAAAAGCGTAAAAAAGAAGAAGAAGAACTAGAACAGATGATAAAGGAACAGCGTGGTGAGGCAGAAGAAACTGTAGAGCCAGAAGAAGCTGAACCTACTAACGCAGAAGAAAAAACATTTAAGAAGCGTTACTCTGATTTACGTAGGCATCAACAAAAGCAAGCAGAAGATTTTAAGAAAGAGATAGATGCTCTTAAAAGTCAACTAAATGATGCTACAAAAAAAGAAATGAAGTTGCCTAAGTCGGATGAAGATATTGAAACGTGGGCAGCAGAATATCCAGATGTAGCTGCTATAGTTGAAACAATTGCAATGAAGAAAGCACGTGAGCAATCAGTTGCACTAGAAGAACGTGTAAAAGCAATTGACGAAATGCAGTTATCTGCTACGAAAGAAAAAGCTGAAGTAGAACTAATGCGTATGCATCCTGACTTTGGCGAGATACGTGACAGTGATGAGTTTCACGATTGGGCAGAAGAGCAGCCTAAGTGGGTACAAGACGCACTCTACGACAATGACAATGATGCACGTGCAGCAGCTAGAGCCATTGATCTATACAAAGCAGATAAAGGTATAGGTAAAGAAAAACCTAAATCAAATAAGGATGCAGCAAAGTCTGTGTCTACAAAGAACTCACGTAGTACACCACAGAAAGATGAAGCTAGTTCGTACTTAAAAGAGTCAGATGTTCAGAAGATGTCTGCACAAGAGTATGAGAAAAACTCAGATGAAATCATGGAAGCTATCCGTAGTGGTAAGTTTGTCTATGATGTAAGTGGGTCTGCACGATGAGTATAATATTTAAGCCTCAAAAAGAAATGGAACTATTTGCTCCATTTGGGCCAACGATGGGATACTACCGTATGCCAGATGAGTTGGTTGAGAAGCTAAATAGTAAAATGTCTGATAGATTAAAAGACTATTCAGATAACTTAGTAGGCAAAGTAAAAGCAGAGTTAGCTTTTGATGAAGAGATTGTAGCTATTGCCCAAGAAGGTTTAGGGCAGTTTGTAGGAAAATACCAAGCCTACACAGAACTACGCAACTCTTTTGGGGCTAACTCACTAGATGTAGATAACTACAACTATGGATTACAGGTAGTATCAGGTTGGTTTGTACGACAGTTTAATGGTGAGTATAACCCACTACATATCCACACAGGGTCACGATTATCTTGTGTAGGATACCTAAAGCTACCTGAAGGAATAGAAGAAGAGTGGGAAGAAGACTACAAAGACCACCATCCTGCTAATGGGCATATACAATTTGCATCAGGTACACCATCAGGATATACCTGCACAAACTTTGTAATTAAGCCACAGGTTGGAGACTTTTATGTGTTTCCTTCACAACTATTTCACTGTGTATATCCATTCTATACAGAAGGAGAACGCAGGTCTTTCAGTATGAATATGAATTTTCTTGAAATACCGAAAGAAAAAAAGGTTGACAAATAGTTATATATAGGTATAACTATAGTCAGATTAGTGTAACTTTGTTGCGCAGAACTGTTACACTACAATACGCAAACAGCAAAGTCTTACGGATTACCTGAAGCGCATGGCCCGTAAAATAGTAGGACGGCCATCCTATTATTGAACGCACCCAAGCAAATCAGCCTCTTAATAGTCTTGTAAGTTTGCATCTGTGAATAATGCTAAATGGAGATTACAATGGCATTTACTACCGCAAGCGGGTATGGTAATCTTCCTAACGGTAATTTTAGTCCTATTATCTACAGCAAACAGGTGCAGGTTGCTTTCCGCAAGGCATCTATTGTTGAAGCAATCACCAATTCCGATTATTTTGGTGAGATTGCGCAGATGGGCGATTCCGTTAAGGTTATCAAAGAACCCGAAATCACCGTTAAGGCTTACGCACGTGGTACAACTATCACACCGCAAGACCTTGATGATGAAGAGTTCAGCCTAACGATTGACAAAGCTAACTACTTTGCTTTCAAGGTGGACGACATTGAAGAGGCACACTCACACGTTAACTTCCAATCTTTGGCAAGTGATCGTGCTGCGTATCGCCTTGCTGACCAGTTTGACCAAGATGTTCTTGGCTACTTGTCAGGTTTCACGCAGTCAGCCATTCATGGTGCTGCAAATACTGTTAACACAACTGTTAATGGTGCAAAGGCTGTTTCAACAGCTTCTAGTGGCTCAAACCTCGTAGGTGCTGAACTTTTGGCATCCATGTCGCTTGACGCTTCTGACTTTACTAATACCTCTGGCACAGCAGGTGCTGCTAATAGTTGTATTGGTATTGAGCCACGTGCAGGTGGTGCAACTGCTGCTAAGTCCAGCACTGCAGGTAACGCATTTCCGTTGCAAATTCTTGCACGTATGTCCCGTCTTCTGGATCAGCAAAATGTTGATACCCAAGGACGTTGGATTGTTCTTGACCCAGTATTCATTGAAATTCTGAAGGATGAAGATTCACGTCTTCTAAATTCTGACTTCGGTGGTTCTGGACTACAGAACGGACTTGTCTTGAATAACCTTCACGGTTTCCAAGTTTACACGTCTAATAACCTACCTTCGCTTGGCACTGGCCCAGCAACTACAGGTGGTGTTAATTCGTCAAACATGGGCATCATCGTTGCTGGTCATTCATCTGCTGTTGCAACTGCAGAGCAGATTAACAAGACTGAGACTTATCGTGACCCGGACAGCTTCGCAGATATTGTCCGTGGTATGCATCTGTATGGTCGCAAGATTCTTCGTCCTGAAGCAATCGTTACTGCGGCATATTGTTTGGCTTAAAGGAGGACTGAATTATGGCACTTGGTGATAATACTACCTCTGTAGCACGAGGAAATGATGGTCGTGGTCGCAAGCCTTACTTAATCCAAGCTGACCTGAACTTTGCAACGGCTGCAAGCGACAAGGGTACTGCCCTCGCTGCAAACGATGTAATTCCGGGTTTGACTATTCCAGCTAATACCCTAATCATGTGTGCTGGTTTTGAAGTAACAACTGCTCATGCAGGTACTTCAACTGACACTGATTTTGATTTTGGTATCACAGGTGGAGACTTGGATAACTTTGTTGATGGCTTTGACTTTGATGGAGCATCAGTAGGTGACTACGGTTTTAAGGCAGGACAAACTCCTGTTCTTGTCGGTGGCACTTCTGATACCATTGATGTTGAAATCCAAGCAATGACAGGTACAACAACAGGTGGAGTAATCCGCATGTTTGCTGTCTGCATGGACGTTGACGATACGGGTGACATGACTGCTCAAGAAGTAGACCGTGATACACTAGCGTAAAGTAATGTGACGGGGCAGGGGTAACTTGCCCCCTCACTTTTATTTAGGAATTTAACATGGCATATGATTTTCTTGGTTTGACAAATGAAGTTCTTGCTCGTATGAATGAAGTAGTGCTTACTGCTACTAACTTCACTGCAGCAAGAGGCTATCAAATACAATGTCAAAACGCAGTAAACGATGCTATTAATTATATTAATCAAAGAGAATTTGGTTGGCCTTTTAGCCATGCAACACAATCCGAAACTCTTGTAGCTTCACAGACAAGATACACAGTTCCTACTGGTACGCAGCATGTGGACTACGAAACATTTAGAATAAGCAAAGATAACACACTGGGTGTAGATGCTACTACCTTACGTGTGCTAGACTATAAAGAATATGTAGACAAATATATTGGTCAAGAAACCTCATCAGGTGTAGGTGGCGTTCCAAACTTTGTATTTAGAACACCTGATAATAATTACGGCTTATACCCTTACCCAGACAAAGCATACGTATTGAAGTATGAATACTATAGTAGACCTACTGCTTTAGCTGCTGCCACTGATGTCCCCGCTGTCCCTGAACAATTTAGACAAGTTATCGCAGACGGTGCGACTGCCTATGCATATCAGTACAGAGGTGAGGCACAACAGTATGGTCTAAACTTTACTAGGTTTGAAGAAGGTATAAAGCATATGCAATCAATATTATTGAACAGAACAGATTATGTGAGGTCAACCTATCTTCCGCACTCGCAAAGGTATGGCATTAACGTAGCTGCATTTTAGGTGTATTAAATGGCAGATGAAGCTGGCCTCAATCCTTTTGTTTTCGCTTGTCAGGGTGGATTAGTCTTAGACCAATCTACTTTTGCTATGCAGCCGGGGATGGCACTAGAATTACAAAACTTTGAGCCAGACGTGTCTGGTGGTTACAGAAGAATATCTGGGTACATAAAGTGGAATAGTAATGTAGTTCCACAAACAGCATCAGATTCTGAACCAATTTTATTATCTGCTCATTTTAAGGGAAAGGTAGTAGCTGCTAGAGGCACAAATGTATATCAAGCTGGAACTACTGGTTCGTGGTCGCAGATAGATAGCGGCAGAACAGGTGCAGGTAGATACACACATTTTAGATATAATTTAAATGGCACTGACTTAATTATGTTTGCAGATGGTGCAAACCATGCAAGTAAGTTTGATGGTTCAACAGTAACCGATTTAAATGCAACAGGCGCACCTTCTGACCCAGCTTTTGTTACAAGATTTAAAGATACCAGTTTTTTTGCAGGTATGTCAGGTCAGCCACAGTCTTTAGTATTTACTGCTCCATTTACAGATGATGATTTTTCAACAGCCAATGGCGCAGGTACAATACGAGTTGATAGTGATATAACTGGATTGTTTCCGTTTCGTGATGCACTATTTATTTTTTGTGAAGAACGCATATTTAAATTAGTCGGTAATACAATATCAGACTTTGTTATACAACCAGTTACTAGAGAAATAGGTTGTTTAAATAATTTTACAATCCAAGAATTTGGTGGTGATATTGTTTTTCTTGGACCTGATGGATTAAGAACAGTTGCTGGTACTGAAAGAATTGGTGACGTAGAATTAGGTACAATAAGTAGGCAAGTACAAAAACGCTTTTTAGATTTGTCAGACGTAGATGAATTTTCAAGTGTTGTTATACCTGACAAAACACAGTATAGAATATTCTTTACAAATGCGAGTACAACAAGGTCAGCAACAAAAGGTGTTATCTGTGTACGTAAAGGACAAGCCTACGAGTTTGGTGACTTACTAGGTATTAGGGCAACAAGCACAGACTCTGTTGTTGTGGCAGGTGAGACCATAGTTGTTCATGGCGATTTTGATGGATTTGTATATCGCCAAGAACAGGGTGACACTTTTGATGGTAGTGTGGTTGTTGGTAAATATCGCTCACCAGATTTAACAATGGGTGATGCTGGTATACGAAAAAACTTTCAGCGTGTGATTATTAACTACGCACCTGAAGCAGCAGTGAACGCAGACTTATTTGTACGATATGATTATGAAGCACCTACTGTAGCAAGACCAGCAGCATATCCTTTTGATACATCTTCAGTGGTGGCGGTTTATGGTAGTTCTTTGTATGGCACAGCAACATACGGTGGACAGACAAACCCATTAATCAGACAGCCCATAGAGGGTTCAGGTTTTGCTGTAGCACTACGAGTTAATGACAGAGGTACATCTGCACCATACTCACTTAAAGGATTTCAATTAGAATTTGACGCAGGAGCAAGAAGGTAATGGCAGGTTATACTAGACAATCATCATTTACTGACGGTGACGTTATCACCGCATCACACAGTAATGATGAATTTAATCAAATACTAGCCGCTTTTGTAAACACTTCAGGACATAAACACGATGGTACAGCAGCAGAGGGTCCAGTCATTGGATTGATTGGAGACCCCGGTGTAGCTACTCCTCTTAACAAAGTTGTTGTTGACAATACAAACAATCGTGTAGGCGTGTTCGTAGATGCAGGTGGTGCTGGTTCTACTGTAGAACAAGTGCGTTTTCAAGATGGTGCTATTCTACCTGTAACAAACAATGATGTAGACCTTGGCTCTAGTGGTGCTAAGTTCAAAGAACTACATCTAGCTGGTGCAGCTAACATAGCTGGCACTATGACACTATCTGGTAATGTTATTGTCTCAGGCACGTTGGGTGCAGACCTGATACCTGATGGAGATAATACACGTGACATTGGTAGTGCATCTGCTGAATGGAAAGACATTTATATTGATGGCGTTGCATATTTAGATGCAATTAACTTCAACGGCACAGCCATATCTGCTACAGCAGCAGAGATTAATATTTTAGATGGTGTTACTGCATCCACTTCTGAACTAAATATTATGGATGGCGTAACAGCCACTACCTCAGAACTCAATATTATGGATGGGGTTACAGCAACAACCGCTGAAGTAAACCTCATGGATGGTGGCACATCTGCTGGCACAACAGCAGTCGCAGGTGGGGATGGTATTGTAACTAATGATGGCGGTACAATGCGCCAGACAACAGTAGATACTTTTGATACCTACCTTTCTCAAACCACTAAAACCCTTACAAACAAAACTCTTACAACTCCTGTTATTGAAGAAATAGATAGCAGCAGCACAATTACTCTTGATGCTGGTACAGATATTATACTTGATGCAGATGGCGGTGATGTATTCCTGAAGGACGCAGGTACTACCTACGGTTCTTTAACAAACACATCTGGCAACCTTATTATTAAATCAGGCACTACAACAGCAATAACTTTTTCTGGTGCTGACGCAACCATAGCTGGTGACTTAACTATCTCTGGTAATGATTTGACTATGGGTACAAACACTGCAGGTCATATGCTTGTAGGTGACGGGACTAACTACAATCCAGTAGCTATATCTGGTGACGTAACAATGGCAAGCAGTGGTGCAGTCACTATTGCAAGCGGTGCTGTTGAAGGTTCTATGCTTAACGCTAGTGCTATCACAGGACAGACAGCAGAAACTTCTGTTGATACATCTAATGATTTAGTATTGATGCACGACAACTCTGCCAGTGCATTGCGAAAAATAACAGTAGGAAATTTGATATCTTCTGCTGGTGGTTTGACAGACTTAGCCTCAGACAGTTCTCCGCAGCTTGGCGGTGATTTAGATGTTAATGGTAACGATATAGTATCGGTATCCAACGGCAATATTAACATACTTCCTAATGGTTCAGGTAAAGTCAACATTGATGGTAACGGCTCTACTGGTGGTGTAGTTGTAACAGATGGTAATATAGATATACGTTCTAGTACAGGGGCTGTATCAAAAGTAAAATTTTATTGTGAAGTAAACAATGCACATGCACAGACATTACAAGCACAACCACACTCTGCAGGAAGTAGTGCCGTAGTAACATTACCTGTAGCAACAGGCACACTTATTGGTACAGGCGATAGCGGCACAGTATCTAATGGCATGTTGGCTGGTAGTATTGCTCAAGGTAAACTAGCTGGTAGTATTCCCGATAGCAAACTAAACACAATCTCTACAGCAGGTAAGGTTGACCTAGCTGCACTTGAGATTGATGGCGGCACAGACATAGGTGCAGATATTACAGATAGCGACCTATTTATTATTGATGACGGTGCAGGTGGTACTAATAGAAAAGCTACCATGAGCAGACTATCTACTTACATTAATGCGAGTAGTACAGGTGCTTCAGCAGGATTTGCAGTGGCGATGGCAATTGCGCTTTAGCACTTGACAAATAGATAAAAGTATGGTATAATTATACTTAATCTTACTAGGAGAAGAAATGGCACAGGATTTTGAAAGAAACATAGCGAGAAACGTAGGCACGAGTGAGGTAGTTTTACGAACTGCAAACTCTGATGATGCGTTAATTGGTATCAATATTGCTAATGTTACAACTACCCAAATCTTAATGGATGTATACATCACTGGCGCAGGTGCTACTGATGATTATTATATTATTAAAGATGCCCCAATTCCAGTAGGTTCAGCCTTGCAGGTTTTGGATGGTGGTGCAAAGATTGTAATGCAATCTGGTGACATACTTAATGTAGTAAGTGATACCGCAAGCAGCGCAGATGTTTGGGTTTCCGTAGTTGACACTATTAGTTCATAAGGAATAAATAATGCCGTATATTGGTCAGAAAGTTCCGGGTTCCTACCAAGCTACTAAAGCTGTGC